AACGGTAGTCCCTTCTGCTTGGCCCTTAGTTTTGCAGCGTACACCATCATGGCCTCTGGGTTGTTTCGGAACCACTGCCCTGGTTTGGTGACGCCTGTAGCGGCTTTCAGCTTGGCGTTCAGCCTCTTTTTTCCGACCGCTTCGTTGCACCTAACGCTGCAATACTTTGCCTTGCGACCCTTCCTGTTCGGGTCTGCCCTGCTCCCTGTGATCTTAGAACCACAGTGCTGGCACTTCAGTTTCTTACTCGACACCGTATCAAAAAGATCACGGGTATGCGTTTGCTCAGATGAGAGCATTGTTAGCTTCCTGTTGTTGGTTGTTGGTTGTCAGACAACAGGGCCGTCACGTTAAGACTCAGTCCTGAGACAGACCCAGGTCAAAGTCAAAACACGACACGTCCCGCTAATATGTTCAATTACGTTCGATAAGGAACCTCTTCCAGAATCCCTCTATCATCTTCAATTTCAGAACTTGTTCCCGCTATTATCTTCAATTACAAACAAGTCCCTGATCTTCAATTATCCCTCTACCCCCAGTCTCAATCTTCAATTTTCCCACCAGCTCCGCGGGGCCTCAATTATTGTTCTATGGGCGAGTTCCAGTTCCCCCTTAGACGGTTCTGATTTGCCACAAGATTCGCCACATCAAGAAACTCTATCTCTTGGTCTTCCGCAGCTTGCTGCGGTTTTCTTGGTCTCCCTCAACGGATTCCGGGTCAGACTGAGGAATGGATCGAGAAGCCTGAAAATGTGAACAGAATCAATAGGTTAGCTCTGCTTGGTCTTCCTGGTTTCCTCCAGGTACTTTTCAGAATGCTTTCCCAGCCACTTCAGGATGTGTCGCGGAGCTGGTCTCCCTGGCTTCAGGTAGAGGGCCACGTTGCTCCTCGCAGCTTCCATAACATCTTTGTCAACTGGGATACCCTCTGCCCTCATGATATCGATCGTGGTCTTTTCACAGAGCCATTCGTAGATCAGGGGCGGTAGGTTCTCTCTGCCATCTGTGTGACCAAGCCTGATGTGCATGAACTCATGAAGTAAAATCGCCAGCGTGACTGTGCACGTGGGCCTTGGTGAGAGGATCTCGTACGAGCCGTTCTCCAATTGGTATGCGTATGCCGGCAACGTGCCCTTGCGCTTCCACCGGATCTTTGTCCTCTTGGGTCGATATTTCACGGCAACTTCCGCGACGCGTTGTAAGAGCCGCTGACGGGCGGAAAGCTTTTTGGCTACTAGGGTAGCGGACCCTCCCCCTTTCGCCCGTCTACGGCCTCCTATGGGCTTTCTGAAGGCCTTCATCTGGCTGCCCTCCCGTTTACCCGTGCATAGACGGGTTCAAGGATGGGTCTGCCGATCGCTGCCTCCATGAACCTGTCTAGTTCGTTTCGCAACTTCTCGTCGTGGAATTCGTCTTCAGCGTTGACCTGGTCCACTCTCATCCGCTCTGTCCAGTAAGCTACTGCACCGGCAAGAGCGTCCACTCTGTCGTCGTGCCTGAGACTGTTTCGATCGCTTGTAAGTCTCGATAGCTGATAGAATAGCTGACGCGGAGGATCGTGTTCTTTCTCGTTACGGATTACTTCCTCTGCCACGATCAGCCTGTGCTGGTTCATGACAGGCTCTAGGGTCGCTATGATCCGCTTTTCCTTCTGCACGACACCCACCCGTACGTCTTCCAGCGACACTGGGTAGATGCGGTTCAGGATGGGTCTGAGCAGTTGCGTGAACATGCCATCCCCGAAGTTGCTCTCGACCAGTACGTGGTTGACCTTCTGCAGCTTGGCGAGATGTGAGAGTGCTTCCAGGTTGTTGGGTGTATAGCCGCCCTGATAACCACCACTAGCGGTCAGCCACAGGTTGCCACTCAACATCTTGACAACAGCATATGCCAGTTCGTCCTGTCCTCGACCGCTTGGATCGATGAACATCACGCTACCCTGCCATGGCTGGAAGGTCTCGCTGATGCGAAGTGGAGCGACGTAATAGTCGCCACGCAGACCTACGTTGGGTAGGTGCTGTGCCTGTTTCTTCTGGTCAATGCCCGAAGCCCATTGCACCGCTAGTGGAGCCTCAGCCCAGCTTTGCGCTCCACTAACGACTACGAGGTCGTTGAGCTTGAGTGGGTACTTGTTGGCGTCTGACAGGCTTGTGTCGAGCATGAACTGCAGGGCAAAGCCAGAGCGGCCATAGGACATCTCGCGTTCGAACAGGTCTTCGTCTGAGAACCGCTTTGGGTCTGTCGATTTGCCGACCTTTCGCTGGTCCTTCTCTGCGACTTCCCTGATCCCGTCCGACAGCTTGTCCCCGTACAACTCCATCAGGCGCTTGTCGGGGTACCTGGCCGGCCAGATGCGCTGTGAGTATCCACGCTCTGCCAGCTTGGTGTAGAGGCTGTCCTCGACTTGCGGTGTCCCCAGATACGTTACGATGCCGTCTGGCTTGAGGAGAGCGTCGAACTCCTTCACGAGTTCCGACAGCCTGTCCCTGAGGTCTACCGTTGCCGAGTTGCTAGGCACCTCGATGTCATCTGCGACGATCTCATCTGCACGCGAGCCTGTTAGCTGACCTGTGATGCCCACAGACTTCACTGATGGGGCATGGTCAGGTAGGGCTGGACCGACATCGAAGGATAGCTTTGAGTCCCTTTGGCCGTCCTGCGGCTTCAGGATCTCCAGTTCTGGCATGAGGTCGATTAGCTGGCGCGTAAAGGTCGAGAACTCGTCTGCACGCGATTTGCTGGCGGATGTGACCAGGATGTTTAGCTGTGGGTTCATGGCTAGACGCCAGACCACATAGGCAGACGTGATCCAGCTTTTCCCTACACCACGGAAGGCACAGATGATCCTGCGCCTTGGTCCGCTCTGCAGATAGTCAGCGATCTCGTATTGCACCTTGGTTGGTTCAGGCAGCGTCAGTGCTTCCCATGCCACGAACATGAAGTTGCGGAAGTCGTGCAATTCTTCTGGCAGGATGCTGGACATGACATCACGCTGGCTTCTTTACGGCGAACGGAAGCAGCTTTGCCTCCAGCTTTGCGATGTCAGGCTTTGCCTTAACAGGACCGCTGATCCCATTCTGTTGCAGGAACTTGATGGCATTGGCGATGTCGGATGGCGAGGCATCTCCTGTCTTGATGCGGTTGAGCAGTTCTTTCAGGACAGCGTCAAACAGCTTGTCCATCAGTTGTTCTTGGTTCACATGCATCTCCTTACAGCGCGGCTCAGTGCCCTGTAGCGCGCATCGTTGGCCTCCTTGTCGCGTATCGTTGTCAGGTAGTCTTCAAAGACCTCTGGCAGCGGTGTGTCGCGCACTGGAAGCTTGGTTGTGGGAATTGGTTCCTGCAGCAGGTCACTGGGGACTGCCGACAGGCAGGGGGTCGTAGGCGTCTGCGATGTCGTTCCGCAGGCTGATAGCAGCGGCAGGAATATCGCAAGCGCGATTATCCGAAACATATCGTGTCCTCACGATCGTCTTGAGCAGCACGGTGGACTTTGTGTCCCCGTCTGCGATGAGTTTTGAGATGTTGATGTTGTCCTGCAGCAGATTGCGGGATTGTATGTCACTGAGCTTCTGCTGCTGACGTACATCTTCGAGAGCCGCAGCCACCTCTTGCAGCCTTGCAGCATTGTGTCGCCATGATGCGACCTTGTAGCCGGCGATGAAGATGGCAGCGGCGGCCAGGACGGTGAGTCCCAGCCGCACACTGTTGAGCATCAGTCGCTCCCGAACAGCTTCTCGTCAACGCCCTTCTTCATGTCGTTGATGGCTGCGCGCAGGGATGCGGCCTGTGCAGAGAGGCCAATCATGCCCAAGGCCCCCATGATGTCCCATGAGAAGAAGGCGTAGATGATGGCGACGATGGTAGTCAGGGCGGCAGACACGTAGGTCTTGTAGCCCTTCAGCGTGTTGAACGCGCTGGTGATGAAGTTCATGTGTTTGGTCCTATGTTGTGTTGCACTCTGTCGAGCTTTGCCTCGATGCGCTCGAGGCGGTTGTACATGTCCGTGAACTGCTGTCGCAGCACGGCGATGTTTTGTGGTATTTCGTAGTTACGTATGGCTTCTAGCTGAGTCGCGTGCGAATCCACTGTGGATGAGAGTTTGCTCAACATCCACAGCAGATACGCGAATTGAGTCAGTGCGAAGATTCCAAGCGTCACTACGGGTCCAGTAAGTTGGTCCATAGTGTCTCCGTTGTTGCTACTCGTCGTCTTCGAGGCGCTTCAGCCCCTTCAGCGCGTCCATTGCCTGCGCGACTTCTGCGTAGGGACGCTGGGCCAGGTAATTGACCAAAGCCTGCAAGAGGCTGGCAGGGATGAGGAAGGTAAGTTCGTTTTGCATGTTAAGTGGCCGTCACTGCGTTCCAGGTGCCTGCGCCCGCCGATACATATAAGCGCGTGCTCGCCGTAGTGCCGTCAGTTCGCATGTAGAGGCTGCCGTTTGGCTCTGTCGCCGTTGGTGCGCCCGTTCCCCAAGTCAGTGTAGGGCCGCCGCCAAATATCAGCTTGTTGCCAACGGCGATTTCCAATCTTGTCGTGCCGGTAGACATGTCATTTGATGTGACGCCGGTTTTGAACTGGAATGGAATTGACTGGTCGGTGGCCCAAGTGGCTTTGGCGTTGTTGATGGAAAGGTAGAAAGCGCCAATTGATTCGCGCGTGTAGGTGAAGCCGTTGCTGTCGTCGTTGCTTGTCGCCGATACGCACCAGCCGCGATTGTCGAAATTGTTTCCAGATTCATCAATGTAAATGCTGCCTTGCTTTATGTGCAGCATTGAGCCAGGAGAATCCACGTTAAGGCCAAGCCTGCCGTCACTTGAGAAGGTAGCGCGTCGGGTGCCGTTAGTCGTAACTGCAAGTGTGTTCGCCGCCGGAAAATACAGGCCGGTGTTTTCGTCGCCATCGTTCGTGATTGCGGGCGATGTCGCAGAGCCATCTCCGAAGGCCACCGCACCCGTTACGACAACCGGCGTAGCGTTGCCGATTTTAATTTTGTCACTTGAGTCGAGATGCATAAGTGGAACGTCATCATTGCCAGCGGCATTTCTGGCCGCGATGCCAGAGGTTGTTCCGTTTGGAAGTCGGATGGCGTGGTTTGCGATGTCAGCCTTATACTCTGTGCCCGTTTGTCGATTGACGGGCAGAAAGTCGATCCCATAATCGAACTTGCCCAGAATCGCCATAGCCCCGCGAGGCGGAAGTCTGGCATCATCAGACCAAGTAAGCGTGAAAGTCGCGCCAGAGCCTGACCCAGTTGTTGCATAAGTCGGGCTTGAAACAGCGTTTTCATATTCACCGCCAACCCAAAGCTGGGCGGTCGTGATTGTGCCTCCTGCACCAACCTCTCTAACTTTTATCGCGGCCAGATTGTTTTTATAAACGCTGAGCGCCGGGTTATCATTGATAGTGATCTCGTCACCAACGGCATAGCCTGTCCCACCACCTGTCAGTGTAATTGCGACAACGTGCCGAAAGTGGCCCGATGCAGTAAAAACAAATCCCCCCTCGGCGATAGAGTTGGGCGTGGAAGAAAACCCGCTATACGATTTTGCGTGACTCCTTTCCGTACGCACAAGTGTAAGAGTTCCGGAGCCGTCGCTGCTGTGAGCAATCGGGCTGCCGCCCTTCGATGTCGCCAACTTGAAAGTCGGGTTACCCGAATTATAGCCGGTTTGCCGCAACGTAAAGTACGTGGTGTTTGCACTGATGTTGCCCGGCAATGTTGCGCCAGATTCTGCCCGCACTTGCACA